TTTGCGTAGGCCGCCACCGCTTGCTGCGCCGAGACTGCGACCGTCGCCGTCGTGACGACGAGGCCGGCAAGTGACGAGCGGGCCTGCGAGGCGGCGGCGGCCGTTACCTGAACTGCCCCCCCTAGACTCTCGACTTCCCCGGCGGCTTCGGAGACGGCAGAGGTGTCTGCCGTCACGGCGACTTCGGCGCTCGCCGACGCGGCCGCAGTCTTGAGCGAGGCCACGGACTTTGTCGCTGCCTCGACCCCCGAAGTGTCGACGTTCAGAGCCACGGAGAGCGACGACAGACCGCCCAGTTGCGTGCGGAGTTCCTCGACTGCTGCCCTAATCCCACCGAGCGAAGAAACGACGGTGTCGACGCCGGCTGTTAGCCCGCCGGTGTCGGCGTCGAATGCGATCCCGATGCTGCCGATCGTCGCCATCAGCCGCCCCTCGCTTCACGCGCGGCGCGGTTTGCGTCTGCCAGCCTGCCGAGTTCGGCAAACATCTCGGCGGGGGTCTGCTCTCGCTTCCGGTGGCTGGGCATAATCATCTCTTCCTTGAGATTCTTCGCGCCCCATGACGTACACAGAGCCGTGGCGAGACGAGCGACCTGACGCCACTCGTCTCCCCACGGTTCAATTGACCAGTAGGCCTCCCACTCTGCGAGTTCGGCAGCGTCTACCGTCGCGAGAAGTTCGGAATGAGACCGCCCTAACGCCAGCGCGAGCCGAAACTCAAAGAGCCGACGCGGACGGTCTAGGAGTTTTTTGCGAGGTCATCGACGTCGGACTTGCTGAAGCGGTTCAACTTCATGCACTCAGCGAACAGCCGATCAAGAACGGCGGCGCTCTTCTCGCCCAGTTCCGGAATCTCCTGCTCGGTGAAGAGCCGCTTGCCGTCGTCGTCGCACAGGCACTTGGCGACCAGTTTCGCCCGCACCATTTCCACGCTCTTATTGCCGCCGACGAACTCGGACTCGAAGCGATCTCGCTCCGTTCCGGTCATCACCCGCAACTTGACCGACCCGCCCCACTCGGGGACTTCGTGGTCGATCATCTTCTTGTCTTCCGCCGCCAGAATCGCGCTCTTAGAAAGAGCCATATCACTTACCTCGGGGTTCTAGTCTCCAGACAACCGAAACGTGGCGCTTCCGGCCACGAACTCCCCCGTGCTGACGCCGAGACTCATCTGCCTCAGCACGGCCTTGCTGCTCAAGGAGAACCCCTCTCCCTCTCCCTCGTCGTCAGCAGGAAACGACATTACCAAGTTTCTCTTGCGGCCCACCATCTCCTTGGCGTCTTTGATCCAAGTCTCTGCCAGAAACTCGACCGACAACTCGACGTCGGCCTCGCCCGCGAAGGCTACGTCCACATCTCTGTGAACGAGCCACTTGCCGGTGTTCTCGTCGTCTTGGACAGTTTTCGACGACATCGACGTAATGTCGATGTCGCCCTGGCCGCCGATTTGAACCGAGACCGAAGTCAGCAGAAAGGTCGAAGTTCCCCAGGTGAACTTCGTCCCCTGCCCGCTGATGGCGCTCATTTGTGGGTCAGGAGTTGGTGATCCGGAGGGTCGCCGACCCCTTGATGAGGTCGCCCGCCGCAGCCTGGAGGCTTGCCGAAGTGCAGAGGGCCACGGTCGGCAGGCTGGAAATGAGAGCCGAGTTGGAGCCGGTGCCGTCCATCGACCAAGTCAGGGCGCCGGTGGCGGTCATCTGCGGAAAATCCATGCCGAAGAACTCAATCGAGAGTTCGTCGCCGTCGCGAATCGGGGCTGGCCGGTAAGAACGAAACGACCCGTGCGGAGACTTGAGGTCGGTGACGTCAACTTCGGGGTTGTTCTTGTTGAACGAGATCGAAGTCAGCAGGAACTGCTTACCCGAAAACGTGAACGACAGACCCTGTGCTGATTCGTAAGCCATTTGTTACGCCCCTCCTTGGACGTTTTCGTGATAGCGGACTTCGTAAATCTGGTCGATTCGGTAGAGCGGCTTGGCCTGTCCCTCCAGCGGACGTTCCATGTTGTCCGCCTCAGAAACTAAGGCCGTATTTACGATTGTCACACCGTCGGCCGTACCCGTAAAGTTATCGACTCCAAGGCGAACCGAGTCGGCGATCTCCTTGGCTTCGGTGTAGGTGTACGAGACGATCGACACCGAAAAGGTCGCGACGGGACGGCCCACGTTTCCCAGGAGGTTCCGTTCGCGGCGGGTGCCTGTCCTGCGGTAGACGATCAGCGGCATGGCCGCGTTTTGGGGGGCCAGAACGGGGTGAATGCCTGCGGTGGTTGCGGCGTCGAGCCTGGAGCGGAGCCACTTCTCAGGAAAGGCCATCGGCGATGCTCCTCTCGATGACCGACAGAATCTCGTCGGAGTGCGAGTCGATCGCGTCGTCCAGGGTGTTTTCCAGTTCGTCCACACTCACCCAGCGGCGGATGCGAGTGAACACCGAGCGGCCAACCGTGCGAGGGTTCCGAGCGCTGTCCAGGCGGGGATTTCCTGCCTTTTCGACGCCCTGGGAGTAGCCCACCGTGAAGCCGTCTTCTGTGACCTCGTAGGATGCCGCGAGGCCGAGTTTGCCAGTGAAACCCGGCGGCGTTTTCTCGCGGACGATCGCCGAAGCCCTCTGGGCAGCAGACTCGAAAGCCGCTTGCATTCCGATCGTCGTCGGCACTTGCCGCAGGGCCTCGATCGCCTCGTCCAGGCCGGTCAGTTCCAGGGAGATCACTCGACTTGCTCCTTGCAAACCAGCCGGTGCGACTCGCGATTGTTCTGCTCCGTGACCGACACGATGTCGAGAACCCGAGCCGGGCTTCGGCTTTTCCAGACGAGCCGCATTCCGGGGTTCAATCCAGGCGCGTACCGGAACTCGACTTCGTGAGTCGCCACGGTGTAGGGGCCTTGAGCGCTCATGAGTTCGTCCGTTCGCAGCCCTCTCACGGCGGCCCGGCGATTCATCACAGGAGCCCAGGTGAGAATCGACTCGCCGTAGGCGTTCGTCTGTTCCGTAGGGGCCTCGATCGTGATCGACTCTCGTAAGTCTCCGGCCCGCAGGGACACGTTCATCGGTACTGCCCCCAGTTGATCGCGCCGAGCAACGCATCAACCGCCATCGGCACGGGATTCATCCCGCCTTGGACAACTGCCTCGCGATGAGCGAACCAGTGGCCGACCATGAGCAGAATGCAGTGGCGAGCGGGGGGTGGGATCTTGTCCACTGAGTCCCCGTAGCCTGCCCAATAGGTGATCGTGACGTCATTCTCGGCCCCACGACAGGTCGGCCAGGAGCCGTTCCATTCGGGCCGGATCACGGCCGGAGTCGAGTCGCGATCAGTCCGAAAGGCCGTGTAGGATTGCGTATTACTAGGGTTCTGGGACGGAACGAACGTCACGACGACGTTGTCGGGCGCGATCGGAGGCCTGGGCAACTCGATGTCCCACGACGGAAACTGATCGAGTTTGATCTGCCACTGGCATCGGATCAGAGTCCGGTCTGACACGGACTCGATGTGGTGCCTCGCGGCTGAGGTCAGCGACTGGATGTAGAGATCGTCGTCCGTGAAGTCTTGATCCACCCGGAGGTGAGACTTGGCCTCGGCGAGCGAGACAGGCTCGATCAGCGGCTCTGTGATCCGCTTGATCGAGCGGTACTTGAGAGTCGATCGACGGACGAACTCGTAGTGTCTCACCGTCGCCTCGCGGCTGGCTTGCGAACGGCCCGCTCGACTTGCTCCGGCGACGGCCCGTCCGTGGTCTCGACTTGAACATCACGCCGCTCCACAACGGGGTCGGCGATTCCGGTGGCGATCCAGTTCTTGCCAGTCGGCTCGAAGACGTCCACGACGTCGCCGGTCTTGTGAAAGTTCCAGTCTTTCAGCAGTCGCACTTTCATTACGCATTCACCTCAGAGTTGGCGGCGTGTTCAGGGGAGCCCCAAGCCTCCGGTGGTCTCCTCCCGCCCGCTTGCCAGTAGTGGTTCGGATACTGGTGAACCGCTTTGAGTCGCCGGTCGGGCCAAGTGATGACGAGTTCGGCATGGCCGATCGCAACCTGCGGGCAGATCGCAAGCGTGTTGCCGCACTCTCGCCACTGACGCCAGAATTGCATATCGGGGTCAATCCTGG